AACTTCGATTGAAGACTATGAAAAGGAACTCTATGATGTCATAGGATCCTGTACCATAGCCACAAATCCAGTCACGACGTACAATCCGTCTGTGGGCGGCTCCACTCGAAAGTGGAATCACTTCACTCGGTATTGTAACCAGCCTCTACCAACCACGCCAGTTTTGCGACCAACTTCTGTCACAAAACTGCAAACCGTTGATGGCTTGGCTTTGATACTCGGTCGCATTCGCGGCGAGTTGAAAAGGTTCCGCCATTAACAGAAGGAGGAGTACAGCATGGGACTGAAAAATATGTCTCTGCAGTCAGGCGCTACCGTAAGTGCGTCTGGCGGAACTGCCCTTGCTTTCGCCGATGATGGCGTAAGCATCCAGAACGGTGTGCATCTGATTGTCCCCGGTGACGCGGACTATCAGACGAGACGACAGGCAACGGTAAAATACCGTCCCCCGACTCTCGACGCACGTACCGGCGCTTACGGGAAAGACAAGAAGAGCATTTCGCTTGCTCAACCTGTCGTTCTCGCTGACGGATCTGTTGTCTTCAACACGATTCGCATTGAGCGCGAGGTTCATCCGAGTGCAACAGCAGCTGCCGCCTTGGACCTTAATGTCCTTGGTGCTCAGCTCCTGGTTGACTCTGATGTAACCGCTTTCTGGGCAACCGGCTCGCTTTCTTAAGCAGCCGTGTGCTCTACTTTCCTGGACCATAAGGAGGTAGGTGATGGGCAGTAAACGCAAGACAGAGCGCACTTACTCTGTCGATGATCTGATGGCACGAATGTCATCATATCTTGTCAGAGACTTCCAAGACAACCTGAATGATCACACGTTTTGCAGTGGGTTTTTGAGTGCATTAAACACTCTTAACCCGCGTGAGATCAGAGAGGCTGTCCCCGGCGTCGATATGCATATTGATCAAGACACTTATAAATTTAAGTGCGAGTATCAGCTGCATTCGATTTTAAAGAGGCATAGATTCCAAAAGGATATCTATAGCGAAGAAGAGCTCCAGGAGAAGGCAATATCTACCTTCTTGGAAACTCAACTTCGGCTGCAGTCACTTGATCTAGAGAGCGTTAGTGCAAAAACTAAACGTATCCTAGACTGGGCTGCATGCTACGTGTCCAAAGTTTTAGGACCGTACAGCGATGAAGAACATCGCGACCTCTGCCGTTTTGGAAGACGGGCGTCGGTAGGAATTCCCGCTCGAGCTGCTTCTCTTGCAGCTCGGTGGGAGATTCCCATTTCCGGCTCTCAAGAACAAATCGAATGGTTTGACTCAGAAATGAGTCATATTGATTGTGTTCGTAATTACTTACACAAGCAATTAGAAAGTGATCCGCAAGGATCCATCTACCTTCCGACGAGTTCTCTGACGCTGGCGCTAGTCCCGAAAACGTTTAAGTCTCTTAGGGCAATAATGCCCAATACGACCATCGGCAGTTATATGTCGTTTGGTCTCGGAGAAATTATCCGAAAGAGACTGAAGCGGGAAGGCTATGATATAAGGACGCTCCAAGAGCGTCACAAATATCTAGCGCGTATCGCAAGTACTATACCAAATGGGTATGCTACATGCGATCTCTCTAGTGCATCTGATTCTATATCAGTTGCACTAGTTCGAAGGTTGTTCCCAGACGACTGGTTCGAGATTCTCGAGCGAAGTCGGATTGGGACTGTCCTTTTACCGAATGCCCATAGTGTCGAAAGTCTGACTTTCTGCACTATGGGAATAGGGTATACGTTCCCGCTTCAAACGTTGGTCTTCCTGGCTCTTTTGAAGGCTATTCAGGCTCTGTCTTATGACAGACTGGATAGTAGGCTTATCTCAGTATACGGTGACGACATGATATATGCGTCGCGTATGCATGAGCAAGTAGCCTCTTGCTTCAAAGAACTTGGCTTTGTCATAAATGATGAGAAGTCATTTGTGACAGGCCATTTCAGGGAGTCCTGCGGTGGTGACTACTACCGCGGGGTGGACGTACGTCCGTTCCAGCCACGGAACGGAGCGACGATCGTGAGCCAAAAGGCTTACGAGGCCACACTCTACAAATGCGTAAATGGTTTGTTACGCAGATGGCATGAGTGCGAGATCGTTAGGACACTTAGTTTCCTGACATCTGAGATTGAGAAAGCAACGAATGCGTGTAAACGCGTTCCTGCTTCTTATCCAGATGACTCAGGAATCAGATGTCCTAATCCGGACTCTTGGGATTTTCTCAAGAGTGCCCGCGTCGCTTCCCTTAAGAGTGTTGGCCATGGGCTGTTTCGATTCTCGTACTTGAGCTTAAAATCTCAAACGAGAAAGGAAATGCGTCATGAGCCATACTTGTGGGAAGCCCTCCGGGACAAATTCGACACTCCTCGTTATTATCGAGGGTATCGTGTCGATTTGCCGGCTTCTTCTCCCGATTATCTTTCGTCGCAAATAGACGATCGACTACGGGTTGAGAAGTATGTTCCACAGCTTGTAACTCAGGATGTGGAACCGATCCAGCTTATCCGGTCTTTTACCGGAAAGCGCCTTCGTCGTACTGCGACCTTTGTGACGGTAAGTCATACGGGTCGCTATACGCG